CAGACCCTGTGCCTGTATATAAAAAGCACGAGAAAATATCTTCTATATACGCTGGCACAACAGGAACACCGCCCCCAAAGGCATCATAAGAAGCCGCACCACTTGTTGCTTGTAATGGCATAGTGTTAAGCCTTAAATTGTGTTACTGAGGCAAGGATAGTGAACGTAGCACTAGCCGTTTTAATTATGAGATACCTTATGCTATCAATGCCACTAGCATTACCCGCAGTAGGCGCACCACCTAGCCAACGTGTAGTAACTCCAGAGGTTGTGCCATCCACTTGCACAGCAGAGTTGTAATAAGCAGTAGAGCCTTGAGTAACCAAGAAAGCCACAGTCATTGACTGACCTGTACTCATCAAAGTATTCAATGATGTACCGCTAGAGGCTCTGAAGTTAACTGTCCAGTTTGCACTTGCGTTACTTGTGTAGTACAAGACTGACTGAGTGGTAATGTCGTAGTTAATCGTGCCAGTAGCTGCAGTTGCTGATACTGTTGCTACTTCTGCTGCATCGTTTAGAACAATGGCAGTAGCAGAAGATGTACCGCTAAAGGTTTGTGTAGCAGTAAAGGTCTGGGCTGCGTTTGTAACTGCATTGTTAGCGTCATAGGCTTGTACGTTAGTACCAATAGCCAAACCTAAGTTAGTTCTAGCTGTAGATGTGCTAGATACATCTGATAGGTTATTAGAGTTAACTAAGAAGCCACCTGCTGTGAAGGCTGCGCTAGTCCATGCTGAACCTGTCCACACAAACAAGTTAGATGAGGTAGTATTCCAATAAATAGCACCTGTTAACAATGTGTTACCATCATTGTCCACTGTTGGAGCTGAAGACTTAGGGCCTAAGTAGCGATCATCGAAGCTATCATAGGACGCTGCAGCTGAGGATGCTGAAGCACTTGCTGCAGAGGCCGATGAAGAAGCTGCAGAGGCTGAATTACCAGCGTTAGTCTCTGAAGTTGCTGCATTAGATGCTGACGTAGCTGCTGAAGTTGCACTACCAAGGATACTATCTACATAAGCCTTACGTGTAAGGTCATCATCAGTTGTTGGAGTAGCTGTGCTTGTTACCTTGTTAGCACCCATGACAATGTTACCTGTCATAGTTCCACCAGATTTAGGTAGATTCAAAGCATCTGCAGTATCTACGTAGCCTTTAGTGGCAGCATCGGTGTTTGCAGTTGGAGTACCAAGACCTGTGATCTTGTTTGTACCCATTGCAATAGCACCTGTCATAGTGCCTCCAGCCAAGGGAAGCTTAGATGCAATAGATGAAGTTAGAGTAGCTGCTAAGTTAGCATCATCATTCAAGGCATCGGAGATCTCACCCAGAGTGTCCAGTGTTGAAGGAGCTGTGCCTACAAGGTTACTGATAGCTGTGTCTACATAGGACTTATTAGCTGCATCACCTGAGTTAGTAGGTGTTGGAAGACCTGTAATGGTGGCTGCAGTACCGCTATCCATGTCCAATGTACCGTTAATGGTTACATTGTTAAACGTAGATGTACCTGTGGAGGCTGTTACGTTACCTGTTAAGTTACCAGTTACGTTACCAGTGACAGCACCAGTGTGTGTACCTGTAGTGTTACCAGTTACAGCTCCAGTCAGAGCACCTACAAAACCTGTCGTTGCAGTTACTGTTGTACCTGTGATAGCAGCAGCTGTAGTACCGCCAATAGGAGTATTGTTAATTGTACCACCAGTTTGAGCTACCCCAGCAACTGTACCACCTGTAATGGCAGCTGCTGAAGCTTCTTGATTACCTAGAGAACCTACAATCCTAACAACAGTTGCACTATTGTCTTTGGTGTACAGTTTCTTATCTGTTACGTTAACAGCTAACTCACCCTTAGTTAAATCTCCTGCAGCAGGTACAGATGTTGATGTACTGCTATTCTTTGTAATGATTGTTGTCATAGTATATTAAGAACCTGTAAATAGACCATAAGCCGAGTTTATTGTATTTTGTCCAATTCCTAGATTAGTCAAATACTCCACAGCTGCTTGTTGATTAGCTGCAGTATCGCCACCAGAGTTAGCTACAAAGTCAGAATAAGCAGCTGCAATGGCTTGAGGGGAACTACTTGCTCCTAAAGTTGTGTAACTAGGTGCAGCAGCAGTGCTTGTTGTATTTGCTGCTCCTCCTCCTGACATCATTCCACCACCGCCACCACCAGTATTGACACTTACTGCGCTGCCACCACCGCCACCGCCACCATAATCAACAACTGAACTGCCTCCACCACCGCCACCAGTAGTATTTACAGGGGTTGTTGACGATAAATAAGTGCTATAAGCTTGGTTTATAAGTGTATCTGGAACACCAATATCTTTTAAGTAATTAGTAGCTAGTTCTCTATTAGTAGCTGTGTCACCACCTGCGTTTGCAATGAAAGTTCTATATGACTGTACAACATTGTCTACATTAGCTTTAGCATTTAACTGCTGGTATGTATTACCTGCAGCGGGTAATGTATTTAAATAAGCACTGTAAGAAGATTCAATCTGACCTTGTGTTAAACCTAGCTTAGTTAAGTAGTCAGTAGCTGCTTGTCTATTAGCTGCTGTATTACCACCAGCTTTTGCAATGAAATCAGTATAGGCTTTAGCAACATCTACAGGTGTGCTTGTTTTAGTTAAGGATGTGTATAGCGGAGAATTTGCAATTACTGTAGTGGGAGGTACTACAGGGGGCTTAACAACTGGAGGTACTACAGGGGGCTTAACAACTGGAGGAGTTACAGGCTTAACACCTGTATTAGGAGACATACCACCTACCATGTCACCAAACAAACTACCTGTGACAGAAGCTCCGGGATTGAATTCAGTTGAGTACCAGTTTTGCAATGGGCTTGCAACGTCACGAGGTACGTTAGGCATCAAGCTATTGTAGTTGCTCTGTAGTTGACTGAAGTACTCTGGAGAGTAACCACCAGCTCCACCGCCTGAGTATGTTACTGGAGTAGCAGTTGATGTGTTACCACCACCGCCCATGTTTGTAATGGCGTTAGTAGCTCCTAGTAGTCCAGCTACATTGATACCAGCTCTAGCTAAGTTAGCAATCTGTGTAGGTGTTAAACTTGAAAGAGCACTGGCTCCTGCACCTGCTGTAGCTGCGCTTGCTAAAGCTTCAGCTCCTAGAGTACCACCAACACCTCCTAAAGCCATATCAGCAGCAGCCAGCTCTGAAGCTGTTAAACCAGCAGCACCTGCAGCACCACCGCCTAACAAACCAGCGTAACCAGCACCACCTAAGGCAGCTAATACTACTGGATCTCTAAAAGCATCTGCTAAGCCACCAAAGAATGATTTACTTTCTTTAGTTACGCCTTGTCCTGTATAAGCACCTGAAGGATCATAAGAGTAAAAAGGTTGACCTGCTTGGTCTATACCTGTAGAACCATAAATACTTTGAAGTGCACCTTCTTGACGAGATTCACCATCTCCAATGTCAGCCCATTGACCACCATACAGAGTACCGCCAATATTAACTGTATTGCCACGACCTGCAGCGATAATCTGCTGTATCTGCTCAGGTGTCAGTGCTTGAGGAGCTGCCATGATTATTCGCCTTTTCTGTATAACTCAAACGTGTTGATAATATTCATTGTTGAACCAGTTTCAGAAGTTGCTCTAACTTGGTCGCCCTCTTCAAGAACAATATAAGCACCCTCGTTAAATTTAATAAACTGAGTGGTACTTAACACATAGTTATCTAATACGTGAACCTCAGTTGCTGTGCTTGCGTCATACCACACAACATCAATAAATTTATTATTACCTGAATGGTTTACAACGTAACAAAGAGTCCACCGAGCATAGTAACCAGTGGGTACTGTGAAAAGAGTAGTCTGCGTTGCTGCAGTAAGAACATTACCCGTCGATACTGGTTTCATCTTGCTTTACTGTTTTCTTAGTTGCTTTAGGTGCTACTACGGGTTCAACTGCTTCTTCAGGTACTGCCTCGTAATCTGGATGCTTCTCCATTGAAACAATATCAACTGCGTGTTCAAAGTTGTAGATTTGATTAGTTTGCTTACACTTAAATTTCATAATATGTTACCTTTTTGATATGCTTTACTAAACACATTAAAAAGGCTCCCACCTATTACAGTGGGAACCCTCTATCACTTACGCAGGAACAGCCAAAGCAACAGCTGAACCGTCACGCAGTTCTTTCACACCATACAGTGTGTCAGCAGTGAACAATGTACCGAGGTACTCTTGTTTGTACTGAGTCTGTGAACGTACACCCATTTGCTCGACAAACACTGCGAAGTCTTTATGACCCAACAATGCAATACGGCAAGCGGTAGTACCGTTAGTAGTATCAGCATTAGAAGTAACAAACACGGGCACACCGTACAAGTTACCAATTTCACCGTTACGAATGGTGTTGTTATTACCCATTTCACCAACAAAAGCTTGTTCAGTGTAACGAGCCAAACCCATCAAAGTGTTACGGCTTGAAGGTGGGATAGCAAGGAAACGTCCGTCCATAGGAACGTCATTGTCATCCAAACGCTGAATGGAACGACGAATCGCTGCATCAGTGAGAGCACCCAAACCTGTGTTAGTGGAACCACCAACATAAGCTGTAGTACCGTCAGCACCTGAGAAAGCACCGGAGTAAGCAGATGTACCGCCACCACCCTGAACAAAACGACCAATTTGGATCAATGATGTGTCAACTTGACGAGCCAGAGCATAACCTGCATCTTCAGTGTAGAAGTTACGCAGTGAAGACAAAGCTTGAGCTTCGACGATGTCCTCGATCAAGCGACTGTACTCATAGTGCTGATCGATAGTAACAACAACTTCTGTCTCAGTAGCTGCAATCAGTGTTACCTGAGTTGAAGCTGCTTTAGCAGTAGCATTGCCACGTGTGGGTGAAGGAATGTGAACTGTATCACCTTTCTTACCCTTGAAGGTCATCTTCTTAACCAAGTTTGCCAACACCAAGTTCTTCTTGTATGTTGCAACAATTTCATCACTCCAAATTTCGGGGATGAACTTATCTGCCGTCGTCTTCGTGACGTGATCTGTACCTAAAGCCATTTTTAATTCTCCTAAAGAATATGTTTACAATTAATTATTTTACGTGACTTGCGTCACTTAACCCTACCTTCGTTATAAGCTGCTCGAATTTCAGGTTCAAGTGCTTCATAGCGATTAGGATCTGTCATACGTAGCCGGATAAGGTCGGCACGACGATATACTTTCTTAGATGATTCACCAGTCCCTCCAACATCTACAGATGCTGCTGACAAGTTTTGCTTGCGTACAGCATTTCCGGCATCAGTGGTTTGTTGTGTCTTAGATGTTCGGATCTGTTTAAATGTCGTAAGTAATTCATCTGCTGCTGCAAAATCATAATTAGCATCAGCCATTGCATAGATATTAAGTCTCATAGGAGAGGCTTTAACCCATTCAATAAACTCACCATCACGAACTACGTCTGCAAAGTCAGGATGCTTCTTGTTGAGCATTGCTTGTGTCTGAATTTGCCTAAGTTGCTGTGAAGCTTGTTTAGCTGCTAATACATCAGGATGATTTGTAACTGCTTTACGAATCGCTGACTGAGGATCTTCAAAAAAGTCTACCTCATTCTCTACTACTGGTGGCTGTACTGTTTTCTGAGAGAGTTGCTGTTTCAAAAGCTCATCTGCTAGTCTACGAACTTCCCCAACTTCTTGAGCTTGCCTTCCAATTAGCTTTTCAGCCTCTTGGTGCATTGTCACGATGTCTTCTAAGCTTTTACCCCGATACTTGTCGGGAACATTAGAGACTTGTTGTTGTGGTTCTTCAGGTGCTTGTTGCCTTGCTGCCTGTAGTTCTTCTACTGCATCAAATTCGCTTTGTCCCAATTCTTCTTGGTCAATGAGAGCCATACCTACCTTTCGTCCTGCCCTGTACGGGTTTTAGGAGTGTTATAAATGAATTCAGAGTTAGTCACCTACATGAGATGCGTTCTGCTTCTGTTCCTGCCTGAGCTTTTCAGCTCGTACTTGTACCCACCTATCGGAAGCTGAAGGGAAATCGCCTGAGCAACCATCCAGCTTTATCCTTGGGGAGGATACAACCCTGATAGCGTCCTTACTACATACCTTACATTTAGCAGTGGTATGATCGCTATCAACCAGCGATTCAGTTACGTGATCGTTGGTACATAAAAAGTTATACAGACGTTTCATCGCAGACTCCTTGGAGTCGAGAACCTCTTAGTGGTTCCTCTCCGGTTGTGTCTACTGCTCATCTTCTAACTCCTCAAATACCTTTTCACACGTAGCCTTACGCCCTAAGATTAATTCAATAATGTCTAACTGTCCTTGACGATAAAATAGTGTTTGTGTATCGTTGACAGTAGAGAGATTGTTCAAACTAACCTTAATCTCTTCAAAGTCCTCTATGAGGTACTTCCAACCCTCAGTACTCATCGTATTAAAGGTTTCTTCATAATATTTCTGTAAATCAGGGGCCATTTGGCTTATCCTTCTATTAATAACTTATATAAGTGTTATTGTATCATAAAAACAACACTTTGTCAAGTAAAATCTACTGCTTTCTTGACTTATTTGCCATTTGGAGGCTTGCAATACGCTCATTAGAGGCAATATCAGCAGCTTTCAGGTCAACAGTCTTCTCTTTTAGCATAATGTCAGCTAGTTTTAGACGTTTCTCGAAGTCACCACCGTTATCTAGGTTAGTTGCAGCAGCTTGAACGAGCTTTACACGCTGCTCTTCAGGTATCATCTGAGCTTCCATCATGGTTTTCTGAGCTTCAGCTGACTGTTTCTGAGCTTTGGACTGCAAATCAGCCACTTGAGCCTGTGCCAGTTGCATTGCAGCCATCTGCTGAGCCTGTTGAGCCTCTGCAGCCTGTGGATTAGGCTGTGACATCTGCTCTAGAGCTTGCATCAGTTCACCACGATTAGACAATGAGCTATTCTGCAGGATACCTTTGAGGATCAATGGCAATACTGGTGTATTTGGGCCTAAGGTCTGCAACAAACCAATCATCTGTTGTTGTTCAAACTCTCGTGCCAAGATACCTAAGGTAGCTGTGGGGATAAAGGTCATGTCAACTGAAGGATAACGCTCACTATCAAACTGCATATACCTGAATGCAGCTTTGTTAATGAACGGGATCATGAAGTCTTCTTGGAAGTTACTCAATGTACGCTTGTACTTCTTGATGATGCCAGCCATAGCCATAGACATACCACCAGCACCTGCATCACGAGGTACATTAGATGGCATACCTGCGCTGTCAACTGTGCCTGTAGCTTGCAGGAGCATACGTTCAAAGTTCTGCGCTGCACCTACTGAGTTACCATCAGTCTGACCGAACTTGAAGGGATACAAGATCTCAGATGGTGCACCATTGGTAAGAATAGCTTTACCGGGCTTAATCTCAAACTTAGCACCACGAGGAAGCCTTGTAGCATCCATAGCAATCATTGGAGCTGTGGTGAGGGCTAAGGAGTCTAGGTGAGCACGAAGCTGACCATCAATAGCCTTCTGCATATTGTAGGCTTTCTCCATCGTACCTCGACCCCAGAACCTACCGGGGACTGTATCGTCTTGGTAGGCAATAACTGGTCTATCCTTCATCATGTAAGGATTAGCTTCAGCCTTCAAGAGTACTGAGTCATTGGCAATCACAATGATAGCCTCTACCAAGTCAGAATGGTTATCAGCTACTGAGTCATCTGGGAACAGGTCTGTGATCTCACTGTCACCCTCTTCCATGTCTTCTAAGTACTCACGAGGCACTAAACCATAGTATGTGAGGAGCTTTACTTTATCGTCTTCAAAGTTACGTAGATCCTGTGTAGCTTCAAGCTTAGAGTCATCATACTGAGGTGTGATGTCTACTTTCTTGTAAATCCCACTCTCGATACCTGCCACAATCTTATGAATGGAAACGTACTTCTCGATAGCAACGCCCAGAGCATCGTCAATGGAATCAGCATTAGGATCAATGAGGAAGTTTTTAGGATTGACAGGCTTGATCTTAACAGCTGTACGATCCTTCTCTTGAACTCCAATGGCTGCAGCATTGGCAATACCGGGAATGGCTTGAGTAGATGGAGTATATTCTTTCTCAGTCTTAACAATGATTTCACCAATACCTGTACCATATATCTCAGCCATTAACTCAATCTGGTCAATGGACTTCTTAATCTTATCTCTCTTGAAGTCTTCGTGTAGTTGAACCTTGATTTGTTCAACATCAAAGGGATTACCATTAACATCCATAACGTCATCTTGGATGTCAAAGAACTCACCCTGACCAAAGATAGCTTCCATGATCTCAGCGTGACGAGTCTCAACAGCTTGCTGAGAGGCTGGAGAGATGATACGGCTACGCTCAGACTCACGTTGCTTATCCTCAGCAGCCCACTGACCTCGGAAGATACGCTCATACTCTTCCCACAGGTCAATGTAGTTAGCATCACGGTGGTCACGCCAGCGATCTGTGTGGTCAACAATCCAAGAAGTTAATTCCTTCTCAGACTCTGTAGGTTCCTCAAAGGGACTGTCTTTACCAATATCTTCTGCCATAATCACATATCCTTAGTTGAATCATCTAGAGCATTGTCGTCAATTTCGATATTGCTAGATGTTATTGGGCCACCTACTAACCATGCACTGCAAGTTCTCTCTGCTGCACACTTGAAGTCAAACAGTTCACAGAAACCTAGCTTAGCTGTATCTACGACATCCTGAGCAAAGCTATCCTCTTCCATGTCAATACCTGAACGTATGCACTCCATCATCTCAGGTGTCTGGATGAAGGCTGCACAGTTACCACAGCGCATTGACTTAGCTTGAGCTACGCTGGTCTGCCACTCATTAGCTCTTTCATTCCAGAAGGCTCCATTGGAGAGTTCAGGATTAGCTGGGCCATAACCTACGTTCTTAAAAGCCCAATCCCTGTTCTTCAGGTTAGCTTTAACGTCTTGTGTTTCAATAGGGCATTGCATATTTATTACCACTTAACTTTGTTAGCCCAGTAAGCTGCTGACATCTTACCTTTGGCAATGTTCTTAGCATGACGAGCTTTAAAGGAGTCACTACGAGCTGAACCTTCTGGAGAGCCTTGAACACCCTGCTGTCCAAACCTGATAGTCTTAACTTCATCACCCTCTTTAGCCACTACTACGTGACTCTTAGTGGGATGACTAGGTGTACGCTTAGGTTTGTTAAAGCCACTGACACCAGCTCTATCAAGTCTAGAGTCTTTCATATCTTAGTACATCTTCATTTTAGTTGTTGGTTTCTTCTTAGCTGTCTTAGCTGAATTCACAAAGTCCATCTTAGATGGTGCAGCTTTAGAGCCTACCTTGTTCATCTTCTCACCTGAGCCAGCTGCGATACGTTTACGTTTAGCATTAATATTTGCATACAAACCATTTGCCATTGTCAGTCTCCTTAGTATCCTGAGATTTTATCATAAACTTCCCACTCATCTTCTTCATAATCAGAGTTGTAGGAGGCAATAGCCAGTTGGTCAATATAACTAAGTGCATCTACTAAGTCATCGTGTACACCAGCTGTGGGAAACATAATCAGTTGATCCTTAAACTCACTCCAGTCCTCAGACTCATTGAAGGAGATCCTTCCATGTTCCATACGACCTTGTAAGCTCCAGACAACCCTATCTACCTTCTTCTTGTTACCGTGAGTCAAGTCCTGAATGTGTGAGTAGATGTTATTCTTTCTCATCAAGTCAGTTAGGTATGGCAACACAGCATTCTTTAATGCTCCTCGCTCAATACCTACAGCTGTTGGTTGATAGTCCCTTACAACCTTCAAGATGTTCACAGCAGTCTCTCTGATGTCCCATCTACCATGCTGTATCTTATCTACCCACCAGTCACCATTATCTTTTAACTTGACAATGGCAATAGCTGTTTCATCCAGTCTCTTCTTAGATGCACCAGCATTCTTACCAACCTCTTCAAAGCCAGCTAAGTCGATGGCTACAATGTATGTACCACTCTTAGGTTCCTCTGAAGTCTTGAACCATTCCTCTTTGAAGACATCTGCACCTGAGGTATCAAAGCTAGACAGGTATTCCTGCTTGAATGCAAAGGAACTCAATGTTCTCTTAGCAGCCTCAATCTCCTTAGGATCAATGGTCTCATTGTCCTGAGTGGTATAGTGCCATGACTTCCACTCTTCGTCTTGTCTATCCTCTTCATCTTCAAACTTACCTAAGTTGAAGACATCGTAGAACCAGTTACGTCCTGAGGGTGTTGAGATAAATAAAGCTCTACCCTTCTTATCTGACAGTGAGGCACGTATAATCTTCTGCCATACATCTTCTTTAACGAAGGCACACTCATCAAGTACTACGTAAATTAAGGAAACACCTCGCAGAGAATCGGGATTGTCAGCACCTCTAACTAGAATCTTCCTACCATTAATTAGAGTAATCTCTAAGTTATTCACATGACTGGACTTAATCACTGGTCTACCCAAGTCATGCAGTAAGTCCCACATAATCGTTCTAGCTTGTCCCAAGGTAGGTGCTATGTACATCACAGCTGAACCATCGGGACAATTCAAACCTTCAATCAATAACGATACAGCTGACAACCTAGACTTACCACAACGCCTACCTGCTGCAACTACTTTAAACCTAGTAGTATCTTGAAAGACACTTTGTTGCCACTTAAGCAGTTGAAAGTTTAACTGTGTCATACATCAATAACGTCATCGTTGGTAGACACAATAGGACTATTAAGACCACTGATGTTAATACTGATCTGAGGCATACTACCACCACTCTTAGCTGAATCAAACACTGATGCTGGTAATATCCTATCCATTGCTAACTTAATTGCTGCCATCTGTCCCGGATGCTCATCATCTAGAGCTATCTGAATCATCTTATCAAGGATTCTAGTACCACCTGTGGCTAGTAACCTCTCCTTGAACTCTTGAAGTCTCCCTGCATCACCTACAGGTCTACCTACCTTATTCTTAGTTCTGTTCTTAACAGCTTGAAGGTCAGTCTTTGGAGGTCTACCTTTACCACGCAGTTTGGGCGACATAACACTGATAGTATCTTCTTTAGTTTCCATGCGTCTTTGTCCTATATAGGGAGACTTTTAAGTATAGTACTATATAGTACTAAGACATTATGTTTAAGTTATATAGACATAACATTATAAGTAATTATTATTAATTTACTTAGTAAGTTATTACTTAAATTAAATCTAAGTGTGTTTAACTTCTATGTTCCCCTACTAGGGTGTACATATCAGCCTTCTTAGTCTTAACTTAGTAGTGGGGTCAGGCTACTTAGTAAACATAGTTATTTGCTATGAAGAATATTGTATCATACTTTTGTCTATTTGTCAAGCTTTTATTGTCATGTACACATATATTTCTTCTTTCATGTGATTCCAGTCACATATATGTTCACTTCATAGTTCCCTTGCTAAGGTGTACATTGTATACACTTCCGTATACCGTTGCACTGCATTTTAGATACTTTGTAGTCTACACTACTTTTACTTTATAAATCAAGTACTTATGGTTACTTCATCTGTCCCTAATTAGTCCTTTTTAGTTTTACTTTTTTGTGTACTTCAGAGGCTCCTGCAATAACATTCATAGCTACGATGACCCTCCCCCCCTATGAAGTAAGTACTCACTTACATTGTAGTAGCTCTGAAGTTAGTTAGTGCTCACTTCAAAGTCATAAGTGTACTTACTATCTAGATCTAAATAGGAATCATTCGCATCTACAATGCTGGGGCGTGTAGGACTGTGTAGGATCCTATAGAGTACTATCCAATATCACCAACATGGTGCATTTAAGGACATCAACGCATCATTATAGTGCACATTATCACCATAACAGTGCACCCTGTGGATAACTCTGAGAATTGTGGATAACTATTTAGCCTGTGGATAACTTAGCATTGTAAGGGTGAAAATGATTGTGGATAACATGTTAATTATAGGCTTAAGTATAAGTTGGCATATTGCTTGCATAGTAACATACGTACCGATTAACTACCTAAGGACATAACGACATGAAACAGCAACTTATTCACATTACCTATAAAGATCAATATGGTATTCATTCATATTCACTTGAAGGTTTTGTAGACGGTGATTTTGTAGGTTTTGCAAGCGCATCTAAAGATAGAGTACAAAATGAATTGACATGGTATCAGGACAATTTTAAGGGCTTGCCGATAACGTACACTACAATTACAGAGGATCTAAACCATGCTTGAGAAAATCATTGACGTATGTTTTGCCGTATTAATTGGCCTTATGCTTGCCGTTGGCATGCTTGCCTATTTTGACGTGCTCATAAAATAAACTAGGGATATAACATCATGCAAATTAAACTGTTTTCAAATAGTGCTCAAAAATTCAAAGCTTTGCAAGGCTTAGCAATAGCGATACAAGGTGGTACGCAACATAGTGCCATGCAAGCTTTAAAGGCCTTGCAAGGTTCGCCTATGTTCACGGGTAAGGGCTGGCAAGATAATTTTGCTAAGCTTGAGCATACGTTTAAAACCTTAGATCCATCATATAGTGTATTTTCTTTGAACGGTAATTCTAAGCTTCCGTTTGTGTCGTTCTCAAGCTTGCCCGGTGTTACATGTCCGGGAGCGGGTGAATGCTTAGATTTCTGTTATAGCTTCCGTGCATGGCGTTACCCAGCAGCATTTATGAGACAAGCCCAAAATGCATACCTAATGCGCTATGCTCCCGCTTCTATCGTTAAAGCTTTGCATGTTGTTGATACATCATTCAAGGGCTTGCAATATGACGTTAGATTGTACGTTGACGGTGATTTTAGCAGCAACAATGACGTAAAATTTTGGTTCGACCTAATTAAAACCGTGCCCAATGCAAGGGTTTACGGTTATTCAAAAAGCTTCAATCAAATTATGTCTTATGAGGGTGATCTACCGTCTAATTACGTGCTCAATATATCCGGTGGCCACAATGCACATGGTGCGATGATCACGGCCATTAAAACCTTGTCTATAACTAGGGGTGAATTTATTGCCGTACGTATAGGCAAAAAAGTACGTTCAAGTGATCATGGCAAGCCGGAAACCGTCAAAGCTTTAAGACAAGCATTCACGGGCAAAGCTTTTCCATGTCCGGGAACATGCGGCACGTGCACGGGCAAGGGCCATGCATGCGGCATGCAAGCTTTGAAGGGCGTGCCCATTATCATCGCCATGCATTGACGCTAGATTTTAGACTGTAGCGCATGCGTGCCGTGCGTTATGGCCTACAATTTTGTAGGTTTTTAATCCAAACTAAGGGTAATTAAAATGTTGACTATTGAAGCAAGCAAAACCGTTCGCCCATTGCACGTTATCGCACGGGATATCTATCAAGCATGGCCTAAGGTCAATTATGCGGCAAAACCGTACTTAGAAGCAATGCGTGATCTATCGTCAATCAATGATCGTTACGGGTATGACGATGCAAGATCTATTGTCTTATACTTTTTGTCTAATGCTGCAAGCTTTAAAGGTGATAGTGCCAAAGCTTTAAAGCTTGAATTGAAGTCTATTGCAGGGATCAAATAAAATGTTAAAACGGTTCACTACACTACAAAAAACCCGCATTGTCAACAACATTGTAAGGGCTTGCAAAAACCCTGACATGCTTAATAAGCAAGGCTATGATTTTCTATACCTTGCAAGCGGGTTTATAGCGCATTACAGTTTAAGGGGCTTTATTGGGCACTATTCCCAGTGGCATAGCCTTAAAAGTGATATATTGGAAAATCAACGGTTCAATCAATGGCATAACTTTGGCGTGAACGATAACGATCATGGCTATTACATGGATAAACGTGCAATCTACAATGCAATTTGCATTCAATTAAAACAAGGGGAATAATATCATGCTTACAGTGAACGACTATAAACGCAAAACCAAAGAAGAGTTGCGTTACATCATTGACGATGCTACATTGGCGGCAAGGGCTATGCAATCAATTGGCAATAGTGCTGCAGAGGGTAAGTATCGGGATCAAGTGAACGATGCATGCTCAGAATTATATAAACGGTCTATTAAGGTCTTAAGGGGAAAACGATGATCAAACGTATGCGGGCAAGATTTAAGGGTATTTGTTGCAGATCCGGTGCATTGATCAATGTAGGCGATGAGATTATGTATGATACATTGACACGGCAAGCATGGATCACAGTGGACAATGATAAAATGTACTTTAAGGGGCTTTAAATGAGAGTATTAGTAGCTTGCGAGTATTCAGGCACTGTAAGAGATGCATTTATACGGGGGGGGCATTATGCAGCATCATGCGACATATTGCCCAGTGAGTCGCCATTGGGTGATCACTATCAATGCGACATCATGGACATCATCGATCATGGGTGGGATCTTATGATTGCACATCCTCCGTGCACTTTCATGTCCAATGCTGGGGCGTGTCGAATGTACCCACAAAAAGGCATTGTTGACCCTGAAAGATTAAAAAAAGCTTTAGATGCTAAAGAGTTCTTTATGAAGCTTTTAGATGCACCGATTCCAATGATCTGCATTGAGAATCCTAAGCCCTTAAATATTGTGGGTTTACCGCCTGAGACGCAGATAATTCAACCTTGGATGTTTGGGGAACCTTACACAAAGAAAACACTGTTATGGCTTAAAAATTTACCGCCATTGATTGAAACTGATGTTATAACTGAGGGTATTGTGCCTTTTTGTCCCTCAGGTACAGGTCGAAAATTAGGCGGTAAGTCACTGGGTGCAGCAATTCGAGGGAATGATTCTAAAAATAGAAGCAAGTTCTTTAAAGGTATGGCTGATGCAATGGCAGCACAATGGGGTAATTTACAAAAGGATATAAAATGAATACTAAACTATTAAAACACTCACGTGAACTATTCAAGTCCTACGATGTCCCTGAACACGTGCGACGAAGTTATAGGCTTAAATGGGTGAGATCAATCAGAAATCTAGGTGACAAGTGGCTATTCGCTAAACCTATTACACGTAAGGAACCAACACAATGACTATCGAAACAATAACCTTTCACTTTGTAGGTCAATTAGAAGACTCAGGGGCTATCGTCAATGTTCAATGTCAGATTGACGAAGATGGGGATTGTAGGGACTTAGATTCTGCAATGTATCAAGGCATCAATGTACTAGATGTGATCTCACACGATCAATGGAAAAACCTTGAATGGGAGGCATCAAAGAAATATAAACTGGAGCACAATGAACAGTTGACCATTGACCATGACAACAAGAGTACTTTGGAAGCCATATATGGCCTCTTAAAGCCATCATTTTACATTAGGTAAGGGGTAGGTAGCCATGATCTCAGATGTTGACTTAAAAGACTGGATAAAGGAACCAAAGAAAATGAAGAATGAATACTGCTATCAAGTAAGCCCAACAATGGATGTGTGGGTGTATGCTTCTAGTGAAGAAGAAGCTGAAAGCATGGTCTATGAGCAGCTTGGGTATGATCCTGAGGAGATGGACTTAATCGAAGTGAGGGAGGATGTATGAGATGCTTAGCCTGTGATAGAGCACTGACAGACTACGAAGCCACACGTAAACACGCAGTGACAGGGACATTCATTGACCTATGCCAGCAATGTTTTAAAACTGTACAGGCTGACTCACACCTGCCTACAAAGGACAGGAAAGACCTTATATCCTCCGATGATATAGATGATGGATTAGATGAAGAGAGTGAGAGTCACGTTAGCGACACCAACAGTGAAGGAGATCATTGACAAACTGTACAAAGTGTGCTACCCTAACTTTAAAGATACTACAAAGTATCTAGGATGATTCATAGAAGTTAAATACACTATATAAGTATTATTTAAGTAATATACTTATAAAGACTTTAAAGTGCCCGTAAACAGACATTTAACCTTGAAAGGATAATTTTATGTCTATTGAAATGTTTGATGATAACGATGATCTTGATGTCGTTCAGTATGAGTGTTGGTATTGGTCTGTCATTGACAGTATGGCTGAACTGATAATGAACAATGGACAAGGTAAGGTAATGTCTCATGTTGCTGAGGCAGTCTTACACAAAGTGCACAGTGGTTACGTTGTAGCCAAAGAGAATGAAGATCCTCTAGCATGGTAATGGCTATATTTGTCTTTATCGTAACTGTAATTAAACTGGTACTTTCAAAATGAATATAGATGATAACAAACCATGGCCTTTCCCGTCACACTTTGGTGACACCCATGAGGATGATAAGTTAAAGGCTGATTGTCTAGCCTTGCTGCAGGACTTCACTGCCTTCCAGCTTAGGGGTGAAATCTACTATGGCTACCTCGATGTGAGAGCATTGAAGGTCATTGAAAGCCTGAGGGCTGATGAAGAACTACGTAAGGACATAGACACAAATGAAACTAAACCTAGTACGTAAGCCTAGCCCACCTTCAAAGTTCATTAGGCACATAGCCTGTGAACACTGTGGTAGCTCCGATGCTTGTTCTCTGTACGATGACAACCATACACACTGTTTTGCCTGTGGTAAGACAGAACATGAAACTGATGCTTGTGAGTTATCAGTTATGCAAGATGCAGTACAACCTAGAAAGCCTCAGATGCTAGACATCAAAGGAACCATCAAGTCGATACCTGATAGAGGTATTACCCTTCAAACCTGTGAGAAATATGGAGTTACACAAGAAAATGGACAGCACTTTTATCCTTACACTGACGATGCCGGAGGAGTTGTTGCAGCAAAACTTAGACGAGTGGCAGACAAAACTTTCAGCATTCTTGGAACATTCACGAATGCTAGGCTTTTCGGACAGCAGCTCTTTCACGCTGGTGGCAAGGCAGTCACCATCACTGAAGGAGAACTTGACGCTCTAGCAGCTTTTCAGATGAATGGTAGCCTCTACCCTGTGGTGTCAGTCAGAAACGGTGCACAGGCTGCTTTAAAGGACTGTAAGGCACAGTATGAGTGGCTTAACTCCTTCGATAGCATTGTGATCTGCTTTGATGCTGATGAGCCGGGTAAGAAGGCATCTAAGGAAGTGGCTGAACTGTTTGGTCAGAAGGCTAAGATTGTGAAGCATTTGAGTGGCTACAAAGATGCCTGTGATTACCTGATTTCAGGTGCTACCAAAGAGTTTGTGAATGAGTGGTGGAGAGCTGAGGTGTACATCCCTGATGGCATCATCAATGCAGCCTCACTGTGGGAAGAAGTGATTAAACCTGAGGCTAAAGCTGAGGCTATGTACCCTTGGAAGGGCTTGAATAAGCTTTTGTATGGTATCAGACCTTCAGAGTTAATCACAGTCACTGCAGGTAGTGGCTTAGGTAAGAGTCAATTCCTACGTGAAATATTGTTCAATATACTGAACACTACTAAGTGGAACATTGGAGGATTATTTCTTGAAGAGTCCACTCGAAAGACAGCTCGAAGTATCATGAGCTTACACGCTAACAAACTACTGCACTTACCTGACACTCCAACAACTGAACAGGAACTTAAAGATGCTTTCGATGCAACACTTGGTACTAATCGTGTTTATCTCTTTGACCATTTCGGTAGCAGTGACGTTGACAACATTGCCAACAGAATCCGATACATGGCTAAAGCTTGCGATTGCAGGGTTATCTTTCTTGACCACATCAGTATTGTT